TAAGGTTTACTAAAGTAGCTTTACTACCAAACATATTCCCAATCCCCATAACAGAAGAATGGTTGATAAAGCTCGGTTTCCACGAAGTATTAGGCGTTTACGCCATATACGGTAAAGAGCTAAATATTAAGCTAATAGATGGCTACTGGTATGCTTATTTTAAAGGAAAGTACGTGTCGGTTGTTAAACACGTCCACCAGATCCAAAACCTATACTTCGCGCTTACGGGGCAGGAGTTGGAGATAAAATAAACTTTCCCTAAAATATTTTCTTTACACTATTGTAAGTAATGAAAACTTTGCTTACATTTGTCATAACAAAGGCGAACAGTGGGTGTGGAAAGTGTGTTAAATCTTTGTAATAGGCGTTTACCCACAAAGTAGACGCCTTTTTTATTTCCAGTGCGGGCGAAAAGAGAAGATGGCGAAGGAACTATTTACTACTAAGACAATGCTTGGAGGTGTCGTAGACGTTGACACTACAGGCAGGCGTGTCGTTATGAACTGGTCTGCTCTTGATGAACTTGACTACGATAACGACATCATCACAACCAATGCCTATAACAAGACCTTAAAAGAACGCGGACCGCAAGGAGCCGATCTTATCTACTGGCTCACAGACCATTGGGCAACAACCGATAACATAGCAGGCAAAGTACAGTCACTGGATATCGTAGGTAAACACCTACAGGCCGTTGGCACCGCTAGCAATACGCGTAAAGGAAATGATGTACTGCAGCTGTACATGGACGGAATAATCAAGCAGCATTCCGTAGGATTTGCGCCTACACGGGTTGAAAATGCAAAGGAACATAGGCTAATCCATGAGGTTTTGCTATTCGAAGGTTCAAGTGTTTTATGGGGCGCAAATGAGAACACAGCCACAGTAAGTGTCGGAAAATCACTGTTGACACTTGATGAGTGTTCGGATGAGCTTGATACGCTACTCAAAGCGTGGAAAAACGGAAAGTATACCGACGAAACCTTCGGGTTACTGGAAATAAGAATTGAACAGGTAAAGAAAGCATACACAGACCTTATTGCCGCGCCGTCACGTGACACCCGGCAGATTGCGCCGTCTATTGACACCCAATCGGAGAAGGAAATGGATGCAGAACTAATAAAATCATTAAACGGACTAAAAGAAATACTCAAATGAGCAAGACAGCAGAAGAATTGGTGCAGGAGATAAGCTCAGACATCAAGAATTTTAAAGAGACAACGCAGAAATCTGTAGGAGACCACAGTGCCGACTTGGAAGAAATCAAAAGTAAACTGGCTGGACTGGACGGTTTGGCGACAACCAAATCGCTTGAAGATGCCAAAGCAGATATGCAAAAACAGTTCAACGAACTGGCTACCAAATTCAACAACGGCGGTATGAATCAAGCTGAAAAGAAATCTTTCCGTCAGGCGGTTTCCGACAGCATAAAAGAGCATGAGTCTGTTATTAAAGGATTAACTAGCGGTAGCGTTAAAGGCACTCACGTTGTTGAGTTGAAGGATATGTCAATGGATCAGAATTTCCCTGGTTTCGGAAATCCTAACTATTTGACTACAGATGTTCGTCAAACTTCGCCTATTGATATACTGAGAGATCCGTTTCAGGCTCGCCAGATTATCAGCGTAGGCACAACCAGTGGAGACACTTTGTATTACCCTAAAGTTTCTGACACCAAGATAGGAACAGGTCCGGCGCCGTGGGATTACAGTTCAGGAGCAAAGCCAGAGTTTGCACCTACATTCGAACCGTATACAGCACCTGTTGAATGGATAGCTGGTATTATGCGAGTGCCGGTTCAGATGTTACAGGATATCGCTTGGTTGACTTCGTTTTTACAGCGATACGCCTACTTGGAACTGATGGACGCAGAAACCAATCAGGTATTTAATGGTAATGGTACCTCGCCTCAATTGCTTGGTATAATGAATGTTGCATCAACTTATGCAGGTACGTTCACGCTAGGATTCGAGCAGATAATTGATGCATCATTAGCGGGCTTGGGACAGTACAATATGAGCGCTACTCACGTGGTGTTAAACCCTGCTGATGTAGTGCCTATCATCTTGAACAAAGCAGATACCAGTGGATTGTATAACCTTCCTACAGGAGTTGTTGGAGTAGTTAACGGACGTTTGACAATCAACGGAATCACTGTTGTTACTACCAACAAAATGCCTAAAGGCCAGTGGTTGGTGGGAGACTTCAATCAGGTTCAGATCGTTCAGCGTTTGGCACCTCAACTACGGTTCTTCGAGCAGGATGTGGATAACGTCCAAAAGAACATGGTCACCATCCGTATCGAGGAAAGATTGGCCTTGCCGATTTTCAGGGATAATGCCTTCATCAAAGGAACCTTTGCATAGCAAATATAAAGAAGGGGATTAAGTTCCCCTTCTCATTTTAAGCCAATGGATTACTACAAAAATATAGACCATATATGTGACGACTGCTCACCATTCAGTGCTTCACGCAGTTTGCCAGAAATTCAAGGCATACAGTACCGTGTGGTTGCTGACTTATCTACTGAGCCAGTTGATTTGCCATTCTTTAAGCAACATGCTAGGATTGACTTCAATTTGGATGACAATCTATGTGCCAGCTACATAAAGGCAGCACGTCAGGAGCTTGAAAGATGGGCGCAGATATCATTCGGTAAAAAGACCATTGAGTTGTCAGCATTGAGGCTTCCTAAGACGTATTACCTGCTAAATGGTCCGGTAGAGCAATTGGTAGGGGCTACAGATCACACATTGTTTCATGATATCCTTAAGGGCGGGGGTGAAGAGGTAACGGTACGATTTGAAACCAAAGAAAATCCATTCCCTGAATATGTCGAAACAATCAAGATAGCTATATGCAGATACGCAGCAGGATTATATGCGATACGAGAGCATATTGTTTCAGATAGCAAGGGTAACCCTGTTAACGGAGAATCGTTGAAGAACGAAGCTAAAAATATGCTTCAACCGATAAGGAATATTACTTGGCCATAGGTTATGTGCAGAAAGAAATGCGGTCGTAAGGAATGCAAGTGTCAGAAGCAGCTGGTGCCTGACTACGAGACAAAGGAAGATAAGAAGGCTTATTATGCTAGGAGCAGGAAGATACAGGGAAAAGATAACGATTCAGAGAAGAACGAGGGTTGATCTTCCCGGGGGTGGCTTTGACTTTACATGGACTGACTTGCTCGTAACTTATGCAGATGTTGAAGGCAAAAGAGCCAGTGTAGATACGATCGCTACGCACGAGGATATAAACGAAATATTCGAAATTAAACTTAGATACAGGATTGATATAACAATTACACTTAGCGATAGAATGGTTTGGAGGGGCAGGATATTCAAATTAGTTGGTTTTCCTCCTTCTAAAAACAGAGATGAAATGTTGATTACCGCGGTGGCGGAAAACGAGAGCACTGACAATGGCACGGGTTACACTCAGGATTCAGGGACTTGACAAGCTTAAGAAACAGCTTAAGAAAGCCTCAGCATCGGTTGAGGAAAGGCTTGATATTGAGTTACAGGATTCCCGTAACCGAATCAGAAACGGTGCGCGCCAACGTACTCCTGGAGATCTGGGGCAGCTGAAAGCTAGTTGGGCTGTTGGCGGGTCAAAGCTAGATTATACGGTAACCAATGATAAGTTTTACGCGCCTTATGTGGAGTTCGGAACAGGTAGGTTTGCCAAGAACACGGTAGCTCCATATGAAGAGGATTGGAAGCAGCATGCAATGGAGTTCAAAAAAGAAAAAGATGGATTTATGCCGGCAACACCGATGTTGTATCCGGCCGTCAAAGAAGAAGAACTGAAGCTTCCTAAATTGCTTGAAAATGCTATAGAAGACGAGTTGAACAGGTTATGAGAGAGGTTAGTTTAGCATTGAGATCAGCGTATGTAACGGCATTGAGGGCATCTCTTACATTTCCTGTGTATGGAAAGTTAGTGCCAAATGATACATCGTTCCCATACATTTACTTTCCGACTCAGATAACAAACAATGATTCGGCCAAGGACATGTTCAGCACCGACCATACGATCAATGTCGAGGTAGTTCACAAAACTTCCGACACAGACAGAACGTACGAAGTAGAACAGATATGTGACCAGATAAAGCAGATTATAGCGCCACTGACACACGATGATATGCTAACGCTAGGCGAGGGACTGTTTTTGGTGGACACAAACTTTGAAAATGATACGGAACTATTGCAATACACCGACACACACACTATTTACAGGAAAATATTAACGTTCAGCAATATCATTGACGAGGTAGAATAATGACGGACAACTTTAAATGGCAGGGAAGAATACCAGGTTCTTTGATGGGGCTTAAGGTAGACGGGCAATATGTGCCATGTGAGGTATCAAGTTCGTTTGAATATACATATGAGCTAAAGCCAAAAAGTTCTACCGAATCTGGAATCGCAAGGGAGTTCAAGTACGGTAAACTTGAGTGGCAAATGTCAGTTAACGCCAATTTTCTTGCTCGAGAGGTAGGAAATGACTTTAAGTACATTTTGGGGGGTGTGCTGACAAGAAAGATATTCGATGTTGAGTTCTCTACCAAGTTCGGTGATCCGGCTGCATTCGCAATTAAAGGCAAGGCTCTCACCATGAACGGAGGTATAAATGCCCAGAGAGGTCAGACGAGTCAATGGAACGTTACATTCAAAGGTACGGGGTTATTTGAACTGATCGAAAACCCGTATTTCTTGATAATAAACGCTATGCCTGCAAATGCTGACAAGCCTATATACGTAAATACAACGCAATGGTAGGGGATGTCGTTATATTGCACGGGAATGGATGGAGTTGCACCAATCAGGGTAAGCTTGAAGTTACCAACGTGCCTCTGTTCGATGCTAAGGGTGAAATAATAGCGGTTAAGAAACAGAATGTATTATGGGCACAGGAATGTTTCCATGTAGTAGGGAATATCGGTAAGAATGATAATGTGGAGTGCCTTATAGAGATTACGGAAGGACAAAAGGTGTTGTTCACCGCTATAGTTGACGGTGTTGCCAAAAGCGGAACAGTACAGGCTACAATGATAGGTGACAGCGCACACGACAATAAATTGATAACTAAATTTATAGAAAGGGTAAGAAAATGGCAGGAGGAGTAGCGGGTAAGTTGTGGTATGTTACCCTGAACGGACAAAGAATTAAATGCCAGCTTGATGCGACATTGAACTTTACTACAAATGTGGAGGAAGAGGACGCATGTAAGCCGGAAGAAGATGCTATCGACCAAAAGCAGTGGGTTGAGCGCGAAGAGGTATCAAGAGATTGGGAGATAACAGTTAATCACAGGGCTTTCCTGGATGCTGTTCAAATAAACCAAGCTGACATCATAGATATGTACGTAAACGGTGATCTTAAGGTAACTGCAGGTTTTGTTGCCGATCCTAGCACCGGATATGCACAGAATCAGGTGTTCAACGGGCCTGGAATTATAACCAGTGCGGCATTGAACGCTCCGGCAGCAGGTAAATCCAATATGGACTTGACTATAAGTGCCAATGGAGCGCCTACATTCACTCGTATTCCGGTCGGTTCAGGAGCATAGTATGATAGTACTTGAAAGCGTAAAACGGTGGAACGATAGCAAAATCGTTGTGATATACAGGGTTCATGCGGGCTGCATGTGTTCACAGCCGGCCCGCAAATCCTTTGTAATTGACAGCGAAGAGGATTTGGATATGGACAAGGTTTACGAATTGGTATCACAGAGAGAAAGCAATAGGCATGAAAAAATTTAAGTTCGGACCCAAAGGAGAGGAAGTAGAGCTAGGGGTATTGTTCGGAGTGGGATCATTTCGGATATACTTCAACATGATGAACTGCGACTTTGAGGGGTTAGATTGGGCGTTCAATCCCGGAAAGAAACAACTAGAGGCATTACCTGCACTTATCTATAGCGGTGTTAAGAACTTCGCTAAGTATTATGAAGATAAAGCGGATGTATCCGCTGAGGAAAAGGTCGACATAGATGTATTAGCTCAACAGATAGGGGAGATGCCACAGAATGAGTATAGATCATTGATAGACTATTTCTTTGAGACCAAGTACTTCGACAAGAAGATGTCCGAGTATCTGGAAGTGGAAGAACAGGAAGATACGGGTAGTGCAAAAAAAAAGCCATCACGATCGAAAAAGTGATATCCCTCTGCTATGAGATGGGCTTGACGGAGACTGAAATCTGCAAGCTTTCCCTGCCGGAATTTACTCTGAGGCTACACGGATATGCCAAACGAAAGGAAGAGCAGTGGGATCATACCAGACATATCATGGGCACGATAATAAACTTTGCGGGATGGGGAACAAAAGACTATCTGCCTGTTGAAAGAGTAATGGGTCTCGCACGGGATACCGAAGATGAAATAAAGCCTATCAGGACAAGAGAGAAGGCGTTGGAGTTGTTGGAAAGATTAAGTTATTGAGATGGCTAATTTGGTTGATTTAGGCGTACGTATTACGGGTGACAATAGAGACCTGAAGAATGCAATGAACGAGTCAATAGGTATTGTTGATCGTTACGGCAATAAAAT